CCGACNCCCGCGCCGACACCTAAAAACCCCAATCCAGCTGCGGCGCCTACAGAAGCACCGATAGCAGACATACCAGCCGCCCCCACCAGACCTGCCAACAATCTACCCAAGAGCTCTGCTTTTCCGCCCTTCCCAAAGTTTGGCGCATCTGAGTTTAATATTTGAAACGCTTCGTAGCCCCCAATGGCTGTGCCGAGGAAGGGTATTGCTTTTACGAGGCCTTTCAGCCTGGGGAATTTGCTCAGCGTCTTCATAAACCCGCCCCCCCTCGACCCAATACCGAGGCCCTTAGCATTTTTCAGGTCCGCTGCTGATACAAATTGGCCGCCTCTTATCTGGACCGTCTTTCCTGCTTTATTTATCGTGGACCCGGTGGAGCCTGCAGCATATCGAAATTTACCATCCGCGCCTTTGACGATTGAATTTGTCCCGCCCGTTGCAGTCTTATTCCCAATCGTGCCAGTTGTTGCTCCTTTACCCACTTTAAAACCAGCTGCGGCCATCAGTGACCCAGTTAAACTACCTATAAGACTAAAAATAAAACCAATAACCGATCCCAATCTGGTGGCAATGGAAAGTATTTTATATACGGGATAGAGCAACACTATAGCACCCAACGCACTCAACACCTCTGACCAACCAATATCGAAATAATCAAAAAACTCCTTTAATCCCGGTATAAGCCTGCCGAAAATAAATTTTGTTATTTTTGGCCAAAAGGGACTTTCAAGTAACATTGCGAGTCCATACAATGCAGCTGCAAGTCCTAGAGTTGCCAACAAAGCACCAACGACTTTTACCGGTTTCTTCAAAAATCCAAATATGCCGGTTAAAGCATTGGCCATTGTTCTGAATAGGCCACCTGTTTTTTTTCTTTCCTCACGAATTTCATCATTAATTTTTCTTTTTTGGGCCCGCGTCATATCGCCCCGATTATTCTCTTTCCTAAGTTTTAGTCCTGCTATATTCACCTTTGCATTTTGTTGTGTCCATGATTTACTATCTTCCGTAGTTCGTTTTTGAGCTTTGAGGTCTGCACCCATTTCCTCTAATTTATCAGTCTGCTTAAAGAAAGTTGCACTAGCTTTTTCTATTTTGTTAAGGGATTTACCCCGCCGTAATTCGCCCACGCTGACAACAGCGGTTACCTTTCGAGCTTCTTCCTTTGCCTTCTTTTCCTTTTCGGCCGCAGCAGCTGCTTGCTTTGCCGTTTTTACCGCTGTCTCTTCAAGCGTTGCAACAATTTTATTAGTATTTTTTTCTACCGCCTCATCAACTTCAGTTACGCCTTCTTTTTTATCAAATCTTTCTTGTCGCCCTGCAATCTGTTGATCACTCAATATTTCAGGTAATGATTGTGCTATTATAGAAGTAACAGAGTTACTCTTTTCATTATCTGCGGCAAGTTTATCCAGTTTTTTATTAGTATCTCTTAAAAGAGATGCTACAATTGTGAGATCAGCCATGACTTATTCCTTATTTCTTTTTCGTAAGTGCTTGTGCGCCAAAGAACGCTGCGACGATACCAGCAACTGCGATAAAGTATACACCCGCCATGTCACCAAGAATCTTTGCTGCTTGATCCATATTGAAAACTGTTGCAAGGACTACGATAATGGGATACATTAACATACCGCCAAGTGAGTACCATGCCATTGTACGTTGTGCATCACGCATTGCGTCTGCATCCTCAAGTTCTTTGCGTTTGAACTCCAAGAACATATCATGTTCTTCTTTGGATACATCACCATCNCCATTAGTGTCTGCTGGATGATGACNTGATGCTTTAATTTCTTCTTCNCCCATGTGACTAACTCCGATTATTTGTTTTTTCTCTCTTGTNTATCGTGCTCTTTTTTTTCATCCTCTAATGCTTTTACAAGAAGTCCAATATATACTTCTCTTTCCCACGGTAACATATCTTCTAATTCAGTCAAACTATATTTATGGTGATGTATCATCATAAAATTTGTCTTGTAGTAATTTACTACGCTGTCGTGAGCCAGCGCTACTCTAAAAAACTTTGCATTCCCTCCAACAATATTTCGCTCTTCACCTTTGTATTTGGATTTTTAACCTCAACAACATGCCGCAATTTTGGCATTGTTTCAAAGAACTGCATAACACTTTCCATTTGATCAGAGCTCATAGAATCAATAAACTCCATAATTTCATCTTTTGTCATATCAATCCTATGAATAAGCTCATCTTGATTTTGGACACTTTCAATACAGTTTAAAATCATGTCTATCGATTGCTCAAAATCTCCCTTTTCTACTGATATGTTTTCAATGTCTTTAAGGCGTGGATATCTAAAATTTATAGAAATTTCATCTGTAATTTTAATATTTTGTGAGTGTTCCAAATTCATCTGAACATCAACTTTGCTCAAATCAATATCAACATCAACCCTTGTCTCATCATCGTCAGGGCAGACAAGCGATAGTTTTACTTCATTACCGACCGACTTTCCCCTCATCTGTAAAAAAACATATTCTAGGTCAAACATAGGATTTACATTGCCATCTACTGCACCAAACGTACAGTCGGATACCAACCTGCCCATAGCATCAGCAATCTGGTTATCTTCTTCCGATTCCTGAGCAATCATTAGAATTTTTTGTTCTCTGACCAAGAATGGTCTAAATTTAATTTCCTCCTGTGTTGATGGTAGTGTTAGTGTGTATTCAGAAGTTTTAAGTTTTGGTAACGCCATAATTTTTCATCCTTTATCATAATTAGTTGCCAAGTTTGTTCAATACCTGTGGTATTTTCGCATTAATTGATCTCTCTGCACCTGTGATTACTGTATCTAAAACTCTCTCTAGAAGATTTGGTGGTGTGTTGGTAATGTCAAGTGTCTCCCAATGCCTATATTGCATAGTAACAGGTATTTTTATAATGTCTCCAGCTGCATCGTAATTCAATGTTGATGTACCAATCGCAATAGGAAAGCATTCTCTTAGTCTAATTCCATAACGTCGAACATTCTTTCGATCCATAACATATATATCAACTTCTTTTGATACATAATCATCGTAGAAACCAACATTCCATGTGTCGGGTTTCCAAGCAAGTTCTTGCCAACGCTCAAAGAATACTCTTTCCTCTAAGTCACTACTTGATTGGAAGGTCATGGCAACTGATCCACTAAATGTTACTCCGCTAACAATATTTGGCCTAACACCATATTGAGATGGATCAGATTGAATGGTAAGAGCTCTACCGGGAAGATCAACTGAATCGCAACGCAAAGAAACCTTTCTAGCTGCATCGAGCGTGGTTCCCGGCTGCGCCGGCTGTGCATTATTTAAATTCCGTGGGGCAATAATAACAACCTCGTAATGACTTGGGAGTGCGTATCCACCATCATCATGAAATGTTGATAAGAAATTATTCAATGCGCCAAATGCGGTTGATTCTATAAAATTTGCTAGAGTTGCCATTAGATCATTCCCCTCGAATCTTTCCATACCACAGATTCATTTGCCTTCTTGAACCTCTGCACAGGTAGGAGAGTTGCTATTGTAAATTCGTCTGCATCAATCCTACGAAACTGTGATTTGGTTTGTCCAGCAAGGTATTTGTGTATGGTAGGCCTGATGAGTCTCACACTCTTTAGTTTCTGGTAATCAACGATAAGTCTTGTTGATTCATCAAATTCGGTGTTGTTAGAATAATCTACCAAACGGTCAAGCAACTTAATTCTTAGGGGAATTGGTAGGTAATGTAAGTTGATTCCTAGAAACCCGTCTGAATACTTCTCTATCGGCAATACCAACGGAAACGTGTCATAATAGGGCAGGGTCTTCTTGAATTTTGGGTCATACATAAACATGTTCAATTTACCATAGAATGGCTTGTTGTCCCTCTTACCGTCTCGTATGAGGTCAAGCGTGCTTGGTGTACCAAATTCTTTGATCTTTTCTCTATACCATGCAGTAGATTTAGGACGACCTTTCGCCTCATCTTTAACTGCTTGCATGTATTTACTAATTGCCATATGTCTATTTATACGAAATACCCAGATGATCTTCAGTTAAAATCTTGAACTCCATACCATTATCTGCACACCATTCTGTCGCATATCGCCACTTAGCATCATTTACACCATAGGTCATTACCTCGTTCATCCATCGTCTGGTGCGCCTCTTGGGTTCCTTGGGTGGTTTGCACTGCACCTTGGGTTTAACCTCAATAATCATCTTCTTAATTACCCCATCAGCCTGATTGACCTTGATATAGAAATCTGGAAAGTATCTGTGCATACGCCCATCCTTGGGTGATAAATAGGGTATAATGATCTCTTCACTACCCCATTCAATTATGGATGTACTGTTGTCACAGTATACCATAAACTTACGTTCCCAGAGAGAACGATAGATTATGTTCTGTGGATTACCCTTATACTTTTTGGGTTTGGTTGGTGTGTATCGGCCTTTATATGACATATGTTATAAATAGTTTCAATAGAGTGTATAAGGATATTTAGACATGGGATTAAGAGATAGTTTCGTAAACATTGCAAAAAATGCAGCTGCTGGTGCTGCATCAAGTTTTGTCAGTGGAGTTGCTAATGGTCTTACAGCAGGTCTTGGTGGTTCAACCA